TAATTTTATTAAAAAGATGAAAGAAAAGTTTAACATAAATGTGGATGAAATTTTTTTTAAAAAACAATCACACGAAATGTGTATAAATAATCAAAGACAAGTAGTATAGTCCCATAATCTAATTCTACCAGTAAAGGAGGTCGTGTGATGGATGCAGAGCAACGAATTAAACAACTTGAGCAAAGGATAGCTGTACTTGAAGAGCAAGTTCAAGCACAGCCAACTATAGAAGAAATTACTAAAGTGATTTCTGAAAAATTGAAATCTAATTTTCCTCTTTAGATTTTAGTTCGTCGTATTTTTTTAATATACTTACGCAAACTTTTGCAGCTGTTTGGCAAATGACATCAGAAAGACCTTTATATGGATCGTTATCCGGATTAGGATTTTTGGTCTTAAGTTCTTCTAAATATTCATTTGCTAATTTATCAAAATTAATATTGGACATAATTTATCACCACCTTTCTTGATGATGATAATTCTACAAAATAATGCCAGAACCTTTAGCAGATAATGGGAACTTATATTTATATTCTACCGGTAAAAGGAAGTGAAATAAATGGCAAGAAAAGCTACGAAAGCAGCAGACAACATATATTATAAAGCACGAATGGAAGCAGCTGTCACAAATGACAAACTCAATAGTAGAGAAGGGGCTGCTGAAATAATCGGAATTGATAGAACCAGGCTTGCAAGAATAGAACTTGATAGTATTTGTGCTTATCCAGAGGAAGTTTTGATGATGTCTGATGCATACAATGCTCCAGAATTGAACAACTATTTTTGTTGTGAGCAATGCCCTATAGGAAAACATACAGTGCCGCATCTTGAAGTGCCAGATATAAGTTATCTTACGATTCAAATATCAATTTTGCTGAAACATTCGGGATCTACAACTGATAAATTAATGGAAATTGTACAAGACAGAGTTATTACAGAGGATGAAAAACCAGAACTTAAAAATATAGTTGAAGAATTAGATGAGTTTTCGCAAAAGATACAATCACTAAAACTTTGGGCTCAGAAAAAATTGAAGTAGGGAGGAGAACTTATTTATGGAAATGAGAGCAGATGAAAATTTTAAGGAAGTAATCAAAGATGCCATTAAGGAAGCTTTGAAAGAAATTAACAAGGCTACATTGACGATAGATGAATGCAAAGAGTATTCAGGAATAGGCCGCGACAAGATTATGGAGCTTGTACATGCTGAGAATTCTGATTTCCCTTGCTTTAGGAATGGCATTAAGTTTCTAGTAAGTAAAAAGAAATTGGATTTATGGCTAGAGAGAGTTGCAGAAGAAAGAAGAGTTTTATAAGGAGGGATGAAGTTGAGCAACTTGATACCAATTGAATTTAAAAATCAAAGAATCATGACAACTAGGGTTTTGGCTGAACAGTATGGAGCTACAGAGAAAAACATTCAAGATAATTTTTCAAATAACAGAAATAGGTTTATAGAAAATAAACATTATATAAGACTTGAAGGACAGGCTTTGAAGGATTTTAAAAATAGCTTACCCGATAGTATCGGGGAACCTTTGAAATTTGCTCCACAGCTTATTTTGTGGACAGATAGAGGAGCGGCAAGACATGCAAAAATTTTAGATACTGATGAAGCTTGGGATGTATATGAAAAATTAGAGGAAACTTATTTCAATGTTATGGATAATAACGGGAAATATAATTTACCAGCCACATATCCAGAAGCACTTAGACAGCTTGCTGATAAAGTTGAAGAAAATGAGAGACTCCAGCTTGAAAGTAAGAAAAAAGATGAAGTGATAGAGAAACTTAAACCGAAAGCAGATTATACTGACTTAATTATCAAGAATCCAGGGCTTGTTACTATAACTCAAATAGCTAAGGATTATGGGATGAGTGGGCAGAGAGTGAATGAGATACTTCATGACTTGAAAGTTCAATACAAGCAAAGTAAACAATGGCTTTTATATTCACAATATCAGGGAAAAGGATATACGCATTCTCAAACAACAGATATTGTTCATAGAGATGGCAGGCCTGATATAAAGATGAATACAAAATGGACACAAAAAGGCAGGATGTTTATATATAACCTGCTTAAAGAGAATGGGATAGTGCCAATTATAGAAAAAGATTTAAAGGAGGTGGCAATGTAAGATGTCAAAGAAAATAAAGACAACTTCAACTGATTTAGATGTGGATACAAGTACTGCAATGATTGTAAATGTGGGAGCATTTAAATTTGTCAAAGATGAAAAGTATCCCTGGATTGACATTTATATGGAAGGCGGAGAAAGGGATGAATTCATAGAACAGGTTGACGGTATTGAAGATGAACCAGCAACTTTTGATGAATTTACAGTGTGGGCTATAAACTGGGTATTTAACAATGTTGAGGTAGTGAAGGGAGTGAAAGCTGAGTGAATCTATGGTACAGAGAATCCATAAGCAGCAGAAAATTTAAAACTGGACTGAAAGAAGCAGCACCATTTGCATTAACTATGGCAAGAGTTGCACTTGGGGTTGAACTTAAAAAGGGAGACAAGGTTAAAAGTAAGCTTGATGCGATAAGCAAGGAAATTGAGAGGAGGAGAAAGAGTGCTAGAGGTAATGATTCCAGAGGACAGCGAAGAATTGGATAGGCAGATTAAGGCACTTGAATGGCAGATAGAGCATGACACCAGGGAAAAGGACAGATGCATTCATCTAGTTGCACATGACAAATTAGTTAAAGAAAAAATAAGGAGGGAACAGAATGACTGAATACACATTGGATCAGATGATAGAAAAATTTAGAAGGAATCCGAATTTGAAATTCAAGTACATTGGAGAGGAATCTCACAAGATGACTTTGGGTAACAATCTTCATTTAAGTGAATATGGATATGTTGCAAATGAAGAAGGAAAGCCTGTATTATCAAATTTTACACTGAATAGCAAATTCAGGCTGGTAAATGAGCCAGTAAGTGTGAAAGAAGCTCTTAAGGCATCTGAAGATGGAAAAACAATTATATGTGAACTAGGAGACTTCACAGCTGAATACCATGTAGTCAATGACGGATCGGCATTTTCAAAAATATGTGATACCCGCAAGAGTGCAGACCCCGTTTCACTTCAAGAACTTCTATACGGCAAGTGGTTTATAAAGGGAGATGATTAAATGTTTATCCCGGAGAAAGTAAAAGGCTACGGCAAGTTGGCTGATACAGAGAAACAAGTCTTTGATAGTTTTTGCAAGAACTTCTACAGCATGTGGGAAGAACCAGAAAAGCATGCACCTATAAAAGTGCAAAGAGCTGATGGATATCTAAAAGTTGTACTGAATGACGGTGACTGGCTGCATGTGCTGGGGAATGGAGATTGGTACTAGGAGGGAGAAGCATGGAAGAGAATTGGTATGCGCTTTTTATAGCAACACAGGTTCCAGTTACAGTCGAGCAGGCATTTGTGGCATTACACAAAAGCAAGAGAACAAAGAAAAAGCGATATGTTCCAAATGATACTGAATTATTTGAAATGCAGGAATTAAGAGACGAAGGAATGTCATATGAAAAAATCGGTAGTATGTATGGAGTTTCAGCAGAAGCTATTCGTATGAGGCTTAGAAAATTCAGGAAGAAAAGGGAGATGAGAGTAGGAGCTTAATATGGAGGAATTAAAGAAAAAATTGAATGAGTGTGTTGCTTTATACGGTCTGCGGGATGAAAGAACACTAGAAATCAGCCAGAAACTTGATAAGCTGATAGTTCAGAAAATGAAGGAGGGAAACCATGACACATCTAGGAGCTGAGGTTTTAGGAGTTTATAGTTTATTAGCAATAATTGTATTAGCTATATACAACACAGTTAGATATAAAAGAGAAAATGATGTGGAAAATGAACTGACTATAGTTATTTTGATACCAGTTATTATATTTCTGGCAAATGTGATTTGAAAGGATGCAACAAAATGGAAATATTGTGTCAGGCATTGCAGGGGAAAAGAAAAAAGCTGTGTAATGTCCATAGATTTTATAAAGGGGCTATAGCGTTAATAAGCTATCCAGGAGATAGAAGCAATTATTATGCACCTCTTATTGTGAAAGAAAATGGAAAATACAAAAATGCTGAAAGTTTTCAAATTTTAAAGGAAGGTGAGTAAATGGAATCCATAAGAAAGAAGGCAGATAAGGTTGTTGAGCTTGTCCAGAATAAAAATTTAGATACCAAAGAAGCCATAGAGTTTGTGAGAAACTGCAAGATGGACAACAATGGCGAGCTGTACAATCCGGATACTGGAGAGACATTCAAGAACGTAGAGGATTTGACAGACATGGAACTCAAGGAATTTCTTAAATATGAATAAAAAGAAAACCCTTTGCAGAGGGTTCAAAAATAAAATATCGTTATTCTCATTCTACTAAAGAATGGGAGAAAAATCAAATATGGGGAGGTATTAAATTTGTACAAGGTATTGGCTAAAACAAAAGATATGACAGAAATTGAATGGTTGAAAAGCCGCCAGCAGGGTATCGGCGGTTCTGATGCAGGAGCAATACTTGGGATAAACAATTATAAATCACCACTTGATGTTTATATAGATAAAACCCAGGAGATAGTCAAAAATGATGAACAGAGTGAGGCTGCTTATTGGGGAACTATACTGGAACCCAATGTTGCAAGGAGATTTTCAGAGAAAACAGGTAAAAGGGTTAGAAGGAGAAATGCAATACTTCAAAGCATTGAGCATCCATTTATGACTGCAAATCTGGACAGGAAAATAGTGGGCGAAAAAGCACTGCTTGAATGTAAGACAGCAAATACTTTCCTGTCGAGCAGTTGGGAGAGTGAAGAAATACCAGCAAGTTATCTTGCGCAGGTTATGCACTATCTGGCTGTTACAGGTGATAAAAAGGCATATATAGCCGTGCTCATAGGTGGACAGAAGTTTATATATAAAGAAATTGAGAGGGACCAGGAACTTATAAATATAATCGTAGCCAAAGAAAAAGACTTCTGGGAGAACAACGTACTTAAAAGAGTGCCGCCCAAGTTGGATGGATCTGATGCTGCAGAGAGGTATTTAAAGGAAAGATTCAAGGACTCAACTCCAGGGACGGTTGTAAATCTAAAATCTGAATACAAAGACAAAATTAAAGATTACTTCGAAATTAAAAACACTATAAAATCCTTGGAGCTTCAGGCCAAGGAAATTGAGAACAATATAAAGTTTGAAATGGGTGAGGCTGAAATAGGATATGCTCCTGATTACGAGATTAATTGGAAGAGCATAACCTCCAATAGGTTTGACAGCAAAAGGTTCAAGGCGGAGTATCCTGAGCTATTTAAACAGTATTTAAATGCAAGCTCATACAGAAAATTTAATATCAAGGAGGTAAAAGCGTAATGGCAAATCCGGCATTTACAGCACTTATAAATAGTTTTAATGCCCAGCTGGCAGCTATGAATAAAAATGACTTTAAAATGTATGATCCAGGTGACTGCGGGTATTTTATAGATTCAATTTATTATGACAATGATAAAGACAAAATAATGTGTAAATTTAAAGAAGATTTTGAAGGGGAGGATGAGTAATATGGCTACAAGTCAGAGCTTAAAAAAGGAACTTACAAAAAAGGAGCCAGGGAAACTACCCAAGGATCCATTCAAGGCACTTGTTTATTCTGCAAGTATAAAGAAAAGATTTGAGGACATGCTCGACAAACAGGCCAATGGATTTATAACCAGCTTACTTAACTTGAAACAGGAGAAATTAAAGGGTTGTGACAATATGACAGTTTTGGGGAGTGCCTTAAAGGCCGCCTCCTTGAAACTTCCCATAGATCCTAACTTGGGATTTGCATGGATAATACCATTTAAAAATCATGGAAAGCTGGAAGCACAGTTTCAAGTTGGATACAGGGGATTTATTCAGATGGCTCAGAGGTCAGCACAATATAAAAAGCTCAATGTAACAGAGATATATGAAGGACAGCTTAAAAGCTTCAACCCTCTCACAGAAGAATTGGAATTAGACTTGGATAATAAACAATCGGATGCAGTAATAGGATATGCAGCATACTTCAGGCTCTTAAATGGTTTTGAAAAGATGGTGTACTGGAGTAAAGAAAAAGTAACAGCGCATGCCAAGAGGTTCAGCAAGAGTTTTGGTAACGGACCATGGAAAACAGACTTTGATGCAATGGCAAGGAAAACAGTACTTAAAAATATGCTTTCAACCTGGGGAATTTTAAGTATTGACATGCAAGAAGCAATTACAAGTGACAGTAAAATAATTAAAACTAATGAGGACAACTATGAAGTATTTGACGAAGAAGCAGCGGATGAACCAGAAGTAAATGCGACAGACGTAGAATATATGGAAGCAGAGGATGAAGAAGAAAAAGGCAAGGATAGGGATCCGTATGAAGGCACACCGTTCGCTGAAAGTATGGATGATAAATAAGGTTAAGGAGTATTGTGCTATGGGAGAAGGAGATAGGAAATATGTATGTTATGACAGGCAAAATATTTTTTAAATGGGGGATGAGATCATGAAAGAGACATATTACTTCTCCCATGATTATAATGCCAGGAATGACCCAAAGATACTTGCCATGAGAAGTGAATATGGGGCAGAGGGTTACGGGTGGTATTGGATGATAATTGAAATATTGAGAGAACAGCCGGAATATAAGCTTGAAAACAATAAATACTTATGCATTACGTTAGCAATGCAACTGCAATGCGACAAAGATGCATTGCATGGGTATGTAGAAAAATGCATAAATGAGTATAAATTATTTGAGACTGACGGGACCTATATTTGGTCAAATAGTTTGATAAAAAGGATGTCCAAAAGGGATGCTAAATCTGAGAAAGCGAAAAGGGCTGCCAACGCCCGCTGGCACAAGGATTCAGACACGTCAAAAACTGATGAAACTAATACTAAAAAACATGCTAGTGATGCACAGGCAATGCGTAAGCAATGCGCTAGCAATGCCATAAAAGAAAAGAAAGGAAAAGAAAATAATAATATTACTACTACTGAAAAAGAAAATAAAGAAAAAGAGAATTGGGTAATAGCGCTAGAATATTTTTGCCAGAAATCAGGGAAAGCAGATGTGCAGCTAAGGCCTCGTGAACTGGAGGCTGCCCAGAAGATATGTGCAGAGGTGCCGTCCCTCGACATAGTCCTGAAGGGTATAGATAAAGCGTTTAGTGATTTTAAGCCAGATGCCGATTCGGATAAAATCAACAGCTTTAGGTACTGCACAGGCATTATAAGAGATCTTTGGAAGTGCGAGAATATCAAGAAAAAAGGGGGTAAAGGCAATGTTAAAAACTCAAAACAGACTACAGAATACGGAATCGATAGCTCCGGCATTGGTTTCCACTTCTAGGCCAACACTTGAAAACTGCCATGTTTGCGGTGAACCTACAGGAAAAATAATCAGGATGCTTGGGAAAAACTATATAGTTCCAAGAATGTGCAAATGCAAGAGAAAAGCTCTTGAACAAAGCGAGAGAATATCCAAGGCCAGAGAAAAGCAGACCAGGCTTAAGCAGATATTTAATAACAGCCTTATGACCAGGGAATTTAAGGAGTTTACCTTTGAAAATTGGGACCATACCTTGGGCAATGAGAAGATGTATGACCTAGGTATAAAATACGTGAAATCCTTCAAGAAGAAGGCTTTAAAAGAGAATTTAGGACTGCTTGTCTATGGTAATCCTGGAAATGGAAAGACATTTTTATCAGGCTGTATTGCCAATGCACTTATAAAACAGTTTATCCCTGTGGTATGTGTTTCAGCTATCGGGATTTTAGAGAGAATAAAAAACAGTTTTGGAAGCTATGGTGATGAAGGAGTTCAGAGTATACTAAATTGCTTGGATAACGCAGACCTGGTGATCATTGACGATATGGGAGTTGAAAATAATACAGACTGGTCCAGAGCTACCATGTATCAGATATTGGATTCAAGATGCAGAAAAAAGAAGCCTCTCATGATTACCTCAAATCTGACAATGAGCCAGCTCAAGAGAAGATATGACAAAGACTGCGGTACAGATGTAGGCAGAACCGCAGATAGATTGATACATGAGATGTGCCAGCCAATTGAAAACACATTTTCAAGTATACGAATAAAAAAGGGCTTAGAGAAAACCAAAATGTTGAGAGAAATATTGAATGGTTGGACAACATGATGAAATATCAAAAATTAAGTCCAAAACAGGGTAAATTTTAATTTAAATAGCACAAGAGTATAAATACTTGTCCAGTAAATTAAAATTCGTTTAAGGGCATTGTATGAGTAATTTAGTGAATTAAGAAAGTAGGTGGATCAAAATGGGCGAAATTAGCAATAAAGAAAAATGCTTTGAGTATTTCAGTAAGTATGATGATAAAAGCAAAGATGATCTTGTATTTGGAGTAATGAAAGAGTTTGGAACAACTAAAAATACAGCTCAGATGTATTATTACAACTGGAAAAAAGAGTATTTAAAAGGTGACATAAAAGTGGTTAATCATAATCCAAGTGCCGGGTGCAAGCATGAAAATAAAAAACCACTAACTGATGAAATGATAATTGATGAATTGAAAAGGCAAAAATTTAGCAGTAACACGGATGAAGATATTTTGATTAAGGCTGTTGCAGATAAATTCAAAATTGAACCTCATACAGCTAAATTCAGGATAGATGAACTGGCTGAGAAGGGTAAACTCAATTCTATATATGTTAAGGAGAAGGATAGAGTGCTTGAAGTTAAAGAAGTAAAAGAACCTAAAGGACCCACAGCTGTTTATGAAAAACCAAAGCCTAAGAAACTGCTAAAAATAGTACTGTTGCAGGGTAAGACAATGAGTTATGAAATACAAGGCGGAGGATTCCTCCTGAGACAGAAGTCTGCTGTTAATGCTATACCGATAGATTTCAAGGATATTGATGATTTTATTGCAGAACTTAGAGAACTAAAGGATGTGGTTATGTGAGAAGTAAATACAACGCCAAGAAAATAGTTGTTGACGGTATAACCTTTGATTCCAAGGATGAAGCCAAGTATTATGTGTATCTCAAAAAGAAAAAAGCAAAAGGTGAAATAGAAAACTTTGAATTACAGCCTAAGTTCACGCTAATACCAGCTTTTGAGTATAAAGGCAAAAAGGAAAGGCCAGCCACATATGCATTGGATTTTTTAATATATAACCTTGATGGTACAGAGACCTATGTTGATGTCAAAGGAGACAGTACACCACAAGGAGAGCTCAAATTTAAGATGCTTAAACATCTCCATCCAGATATGGACTTCAGGTGGATTTCAAGAAGCCTCAAGTATAGCGAAAGTGGATGGATCGATTTTAAAGAGCTCAAGAAAAAGAGAAGGGAGAGTAAGAAATTATGCCAAAAATAAAAATCATTGATGATAAGTCTGGGAAGGCTCAAGAGATTGACTGTGTTGGATATAACCTGCAGTATGTGGAATCCACTGGGAGTGGACAGATAAGAAAAATACTCAATTTGAATAACGGCAAGTATGATACGAAACACTGGATTAAGAATGAATTTTACCAACCTATAGCTCAGAAAATCAAAAATAGGTTCATGGAAAAAGTAGCAGGTTTTAATAACATAAATGTAAATAGGATATTGTTTATTGAGGATACGGATTATGTGGGTGATGAACTTAATAGGAATGATGAGGTAATGTGGATAAAGAAAGCTCCGAAGCAGTTAACAATAATTGCAGGATATAGATTCATCATAGAAAGTAGGGAGTTCTGGATGGAGAGAATATCCAATGAACAGATCATAGCACTTATATACAGCTGCTTGAAAAGGATAGACGGTGATAGCCTTGTGGAGCCTGATGTGAAAGGATGGAAAGAGGTAATAGGCACATTAGGGTATGGATGGGAAACGACAAAGAGTTCAGTTCCAAATTTACTTGATGGATTTGATGAAAGTGATTTTAGTATGTTGAAAAAGGCAGACAAGCAGATAAGCATGTTTGAGAAGGCCAATTGTTAGGAGGTATGTAATATGCCAAAAATTGATATAACACCTTACATTGATAAAGATATTAGGGAAACTACATTAAATGAAGCAACAATAGTGATAGAAGGCAAAAATAAATTTCTTGACATGAAATTCAATAATAAATTGACACGTAAAGAAAAGATAATCTTCTCATCAATTATAGGGGGAAATTTATTAAAGAATATGGAGCTAAATAGTGATTTTGGAAATGAATTTAACGGTATGTCAATAAGAATAGTTGATTGAAGGAGTATGAAATATGAGTAATAAAAATAAATCTATGAAACAAAGATTTAAAGAACACATGGAAAGAAGCAAAAAACTAGCAGATGATTTTAAGAAGGATGGCATTAATGTAGATATGGATAAGAAAACTGGAGAGATTACTGTGGATATGAAAAGTCTGAAAGAATATTTTGAAAAGAGGCATGAGAAATGCTTATGACTGAGTTCTATAGGCAGAGAATTGCAAAAGTGGAAAATGAAATTAAAATTGCGGAGCTGGAGAGGGATTTTAAAAAAGGTTGCCAAGCTGCAGGCTGAAAAAGCTAAGTGGGAGGAAAGGGCTAGGAGGGAAAGCATTGGAAGATTATAAATATTCTTTAGATATCATAAAGCAGGAATTAAATAGTAAATGGATTTGTCCAGAGATTAAATATGCTTTTAAGGTAAGTGTGGAAGCTTTGGAAAAACAGATACCTCAAAAGCCAACTCATTTGACAGCCGAAAATGATATTAAAATTGGAAGCTTTGTATTTCATAAAGGTGCCAAGATTTATAGCTGTAAATGTAAGGAATGGGTAGGATATAAGGATCTATTTTGTAAGCATTGTGGTCAAAAATTAAAGTGGGATTAGTTAGCAAAATTCCTACAAAAAGAAAACCAGGGAGAAAGCTCCCTGGCAAAAAATAATATAGAAACTGAATATAGGTATTTATAGTATGTGCGGATTTTAAGTTATTATACTAAAATCTAAATATTTTACAAAGAAAAAGACCAGGGAGGTTAAATCCCTGGTACAAGAGGTTTAATGCAACATAAGTTTAAAAACTAAGGCATCAATGCACCAAGAGACAAAACATCCCAATCCACATAAACTTTTTTCAAACTTCACATAAACTCTAACATTCTAAAATCTTGAGTACATTGATATCCTTATGTGAATAGGGTGCACAAAAATTAAATTATTATTCTGGTAATTTTAGGAGTTGACGATTTTACAAAAAAATCACGAATATGAGACAAGAAAAAAATTAGTTTAAAAAATAACTTTAGGAGTGGTGTATATGGAGAAATTGACGGCGAAACAGAAAGTTGAAATGACATACAATATGCTTCAGAAACGTAAAATTAAAAAAGCCAAAGAGAAAGAAAACATGGTATTCGAGGTTGCGGGTGAGAGTGTTAAAAGATGCAATAAACGTCGTCGTATAAGGTGCAGGTGGTGAAATGAATAAGATTACTAAAATCAGGGCAATGGGAATACCTTACTGGAACTTTAGGGAGAAAATTAGAATTACTAAGAAGTTTGAAAAATATTACCACATTGAGGATTTTGGGCGGGACGGGTTGACCGGGATTTTGTATATGGAGAGAAAGAAGGGTGTAATAGTATGAAGGTTTTAACTATCAGGCAGCCTTGGGCTTCACTCATAGCCCTGGGAGAGAAACATATAGAAACTAGGTCATGGAGGACAAATTATCGCGGGGAACTGTTGATACATGCTGGAAAGAGTATTAATAAAGAAAGCTGTATGTATGAGCCTATAAAATCAGTTTTGGAAAAGCATGGATATGATAATTATGAGAATTTACCTATAGGGATGATAATTGCTAAATGTGAATTGGTTGATTGCCAGAAAATAATTGAGCTTGATGATATGTGTGGTGCTATTACAGAGGGCAATTTGTCTGTAGATGGGAATGAATATTTGTTTGGAGATTTTACTCCAGGTAGATATGCGTGGATCTTAAATAACATTGAAATACTAAAGAAACCAATCCCGGCGAAAGGACAGTTGAGTTTATGGGAATACAGGGAGTGATGCAGTGAGGGAATTAATGTGTTTTGTGGTTTTGTACCTTTTGTGCATAGGTATATTTGTTGGTGTGATGACAGCAGTGGTGTTGATATTTAGACATAAGCAATAAATAAGTAGGAGGGATAGCTGTTGGACAAAGAGACATTTAAAAAGACAGAAGGGAAGTTATATGGCTATTTTAGAGATCTTAAGGAAATGGAGCTGCTGGAGATTGATTGTAAGGACCTTCAGGAGCAAGAAGAAAGCATCCAGCGAGATATAAAATACTCAGGCCAAATTATGATGGAAAAGGAAGATACAAAAGAAATTAAGGAGCTTAAAGATGAATTGAAGTGTGTAAGTAAAAAACTCCGTAAGAATATGGCCAGGATAAGGCAGTTAAAAAGAAACATAGCTCCATTGAAAAAAGTGCTGACAGTCCCTCCACTATCAGAAGAAATTATGAAATTTATTACTTACAAATATAAGTTGAACAAGAGTGTTGGGTGGATTGCCAATGAAATGTATGGTGGTGTGAGAAGTACTGCTTATAGGAGGCGTGAGGAGATATTGGAGGATATTGTTAAGTGGGAGAGAATGTATGATGATAGGTAAATATAACGTTGACAATATGTATTATAATATAATTAGTTTTTTAATTGTGGAAGGAGAGTTTTATTATGTATGATAGTGATATGAGGTCATTTTTGTATAAAGATTTTTCAAAAGAGCCTATGTATATAGATGATACTAGCACTATCGTTGTGCCTGAAATGAGTATACTTAATGGTTATGTTAGGATAGATATAGCTGTAATTAATGGCTTGTTTCATGGGTACGAAATAAAAAGTGATATGGATACCTTGCAAAGGTTGCCTAGACAATCAGAGTATTATAGCAAGGTTTTTGATAGGATGGTATTAGTAACAACTAAAAAATATGTAAATGAAGTAAAAAAAATAATACCTAAATGGTGGGGAATTAAATATTATAATGAAAATAAAGAGCTTAAAACTGTTAGAAAAGGACGTATTAATAATAACGTAGATCCATTTTCAAGATTAACTATTTTATGGAAGGATGAACTTATAGAACTGGTTGCTAGATATACAGACAAAAAATATAAGAGCAAAACAAAGCGTGCTCTTATAGATGTGATTTTAAAGGAAGTTCCAAATGATGAAATAATAGATTATACAAGGACTACGATTAAACTTAGATGTAATTGGAGATCTGTTTCAATATTACAGCTATGTGATGAACAGTAGAAATCGTAACCCAATCTTTATTTCCGCCAGGACCTCTTTTGTCAATAGATTTGGTGTAAATTTGATTATCTCCGTAAGAAAAGTTTTGCCCATAGAAAAATTTTGATTTAACTATTTTATCGCACATATCAAAAACTGAAACGGTATAAACATTTCTTATTCTATCCTTTTCACCTTTTTGTACATAATAAGAATTATCAAGTGTATATTTTATTTTTGGTAAAACTCCATATTGAAGTCTTGAAAAATCCATTTCTGTATCTGTAAACTTATTTACCCCGTAATCAGAATATATTAATTTGCTTATTAAATTTTTACAATTAGGATTTTCAAGAAGCTTGTTAAATATGATAAATTCATATCTCTTATATGATTGTTCTCCACCTGCTTCTAAAGAATTTAAATTTTCAGGAAATGATGTAGATGAAATGATTACTTTATTTATGTTATTATGATATTTTTCTAATTGGGATAATATTTGATTTAAGGCTACATATTTTAGAGAAGCTGATTCCATATCTTGAACGAAAATTAAGTCTAGTATTAAGTCAATTTTTAAATTTATCTCTTTTTTAAATATTTTTTTGAAAAGTTCAGTATAACTTAAAGAATCAAGAGGTTCGGGTATTGCTAATCTTATACATATTTCATCAAATTGATTTGCTACCGAAGAAATATTATTAAATAAATCATCAATATAAAATACGGGAATTATATATAAATTGTTGTCAGCAGCTAAATCTTTATAAAATTTAAAATCTGTTTCATCATAATGAGAGGTATCAATAAAAGCGTGATTTAAGCCAATTTCTCTGATTTCATTTAATAAACTGTTTGTATCTATAGAATCTACCAATTCAATTACAGGAAAAATTTCTTCAAGTTGGCTCTTGTCCAATTTTTTAATTGCATCTTTTTCTCCTGTCTTCCATTTTAATACAGGAACATATTTAATCATTTATAATCCCTCCATTTTTTAATAAAAAGTACTAAATGAACCATAAAGTATAAAATATAGTATTTATTTACCTTAATAATAGATTAAAATATAAGCCAGTGCAATAGATAGTAAAAAATCGTGAGACAAAAGTGAGACAAATTTGGGACAAAGTTGGGAAAAATTTTCGGAAGGATGATATATAATATAAATGAAATTTGAAGAATTCAATTTGGTAAAAGTAAAATATGTCCCCTTTTATGGTTTGGGTAAACTATATTCTTTTTTAGGAGTTGGTTGGATGAAGGCTGTTGTAGATAAAAAGCAGGTTGAGAAATTGTACAATGAAGGGTTTACAGCTCCTGAGATTGCCAGGAAATTAAATTGCAAAAAGGATACTGTTAAGAAGTGTATCCAGAGAAATTTTGGATGTCTGAAAAGACAACATCAAACTGCCCTAACTCAAAGACGTGAAATAATAAAGGCAGTAAATTACCAGGCTAATAGATATATGGGAGACAGTACATTTGTAAAAAAGAATAGATCAATATATAAGACAAAGCCTAATGGAGATATAGTATTGAACAAAGAAGTCGCTCCATGTGTTACATGGGACACGCCGAAAAGATTGGCAAATGAATATAAAGATAGATATTAATACCCTCTTTGAATAAGCCCGTGGCTCCAGGGCAAAATGGGGCTACCAATGTGTTTATTCATAAATAGTTAATTAATACGACGCTAAATTGCCACAAATACTATATATACTTATAAGTATTCTAAGGAATAACCTTTAGAAATAGATTTTTTATAAAATTTAATCTCCCTTAATTATATTTTATTAGATCTATGAAATAAGCATCCTCATTTGGGGTGCTTATTTTGCATGACTCAAACTTTTTATTATATTTATTGATTTTTGTGTTGACTTAATCCAGAAGCTATTTTTTCGCATTCTACAAGACAATTAGTAATCTGAGTTAATTGATTGTTTATTTGCTTTTTAATATTAGAATTTTCAACCTCATTTGCAGCCATCTGGAGACAGTGCTGAGTACTTTTTAATGATTCCTTTACTTTATGAATGTTATTTCTTGCTTGTGAATTCATTAATTGAATCCTCCTTTACTACCGTGTTTAATTAATATTATTTACAATATGGTAAATATGATACTAGGATTTTTATGAATTGATTTATGAATCTCATTTTATAAATTAAATGAAAGTGAATCGGAAATAATGAATTGTTGGGAGGAAGTAGGCAATAGGTATGGAAAAAGAAAAGCCTAAGAAGAAAAAATTAAATAAGAATGAGTCTGGGAGAGGCAAAGACCTCTCCTTTTATGATATAGAAAAATTGATGGCCCATGACTGCTACAGAAGAGTTAAGGGTGCCATTAGGAGGGTGAGATAATGTTGCCTGAAATCATAAAAATTGGTGGAATAGATTATAAGGTTAAATTGGTTGATACGTGTGATGAAGATGATTTAAATATTGATGGTAAGATAAATTTTTCCACTCAAGAAATTAGAATTAAAAAGGGATCAAAAAAACAATATGGAGAAAATATTTTATTGCACGAAATAATACATGGGATATTTGAATTTTGTGGATGGGAGCAAAATGAAGAAAATGTAACGAGATTATCAAATGCTTTATATCAGGTATTGAGAGATAATAATATTTTTAAGTAAAGGTGGCTGGCAGTTTATTTAAAGTATTTTAGTCTTCTTTAGTTACACCCTTAAATGGCTTATTATTTGAAGTTTTATTGTCTATAAATTTACCGGAATCACCATCTCTTTTAACCCAAGTATTGGTCTTGGGATTATGAGTTTGAGTACGACCTTTTACTGCGCCTTTACGAGAATTATTGCCTGTATTTTTAGCCATAGCGACCATCTCCTATAATAGTCAGCCACCTCCTAATACCAATATTCAACATTTTAACTATTATGAAGAATATCATAAAAAATATTGATAATCCAATCTCACAAAAATTAGAGCAATACAACAAATGGAAACAAAAGAGGCAAAGAATTAAATATAAAAAGTTGTTTAAGAAAAAATTTCAAAAACAAGTGAATCTTTCTGTTGAAAAATTAGATGATGATTTTTATGGAGAGTATCTAAAAGAAATAGAAAAAGAATATAGAAAAAGAATATTAGAAAAAAGTAACAATGGTGATGCTGAGTATTTAATTAGAGAAAAAATAATAATAGATAACAATATAAAAAACCTTGAAAGATCTGATTTTAGTTATAAAAGTGTTACAGCTATAGTCTCTTCTATTCTTCTATTATTTACATTTGGTATAGGAGAAATATTGGATAATACCACTAATAGCGTTAAAAATTCTATTGATAATAGTTTGAAAAGTATAACAGATCCTAAAATAATACAACAACTTAATAGCAATTTTATAAATTATTCAAATAATATATCTGATTTAGTTCTTAAAATAGTAGTGACTATGATTATAGCAGTTGCAATTTCAATTACTTTTGTAGATCAAATAAGTGATTATAAAAGAAACAAATGCAATAGAAAAATTTCATTTAATAGAATGTGCTTAGATATCTTAAATAAAATTGAATAGGTTAATAGATTTAAAGAGTCCTCTTAACAGGGCTCTTTAAATCCAAAACAAAACGAATAGGCAGGTGGTGACAATGTAGACATGCCGAGACAGAGAAGTCCGAACCGGGACAAAGCCAAACAAATGTACTTGGAATCGGGTAAAACATTATTATGCAAGGATATAGCAAAGATTTTAAATGTTTCTGAAAGCCAGGTTAGAAATTGGAAAGCCCAGGATAATTGGGACAATAAAAATAAAGTTGCGCAATCAAATGAGAATAGTTGCGCAATTAAACGAAAAAAGGGTGCCCAGCCTAAAAATAAGAATTCAAAAGGTCATGTGAGCAGCGTACCGAAAGGTAACAAAAACGCTGAAACGCATGGCTTTTTTTCTAAAATTTTTCCGCCTGAAACAATAGATATAGTGGAGGATATTATGGTTAAAGATCCATTGGATATGTTGTGGGAAAATATAATAATTCAGTATACGGCCATAGCAAGGTCCCAGAGAATTATGGATGTGAAGAATAAGGAGGACTTAACTAAAGTGCTCAAGAGGCAAAAGGAGTCTTCTGGAGAAACTTCTGACAGCTTGGAGAAAGAATATGAGCTGCAGTTTGCCTGGGATAAGCAGGCTAATTTTCTTCAGGCACAAAGTAGGGCAATGAAAACTCTTGAGAGTATGATTAAGCAATATGACGAACTGCTGAAGAGTAATCTTGCTACTGAAGAGCAGAAACTTAGAATCCAAAAATTGAAAGTCGATATTAGCAATTCCAGTGGTACCAATGAGCACGATAAGGAAAATATCAAAGATTTTATTGAGGCTTCTACTTTAGATGAAAACCAAGTAAAACAATTATTCAAGGATGATGATGAAAATGGGTAAGAAAAGGAAGATTAAAGGGTTCAGATTTCAGCCTTTCTCATTAAAGCAGAAAAAGTTGTTGTTTTTCTGGGAAAAAGGGTCACCATTACAGGATAAAGATATAGTTATTGCAGATGGAGCCATAAGATCTGGAAAAACCATTGCCATGATATGCAGCTTTTTAAGGTGGTCCCTGAAAAACTTCAATGGTGAAAACTTTATATTGGCAGGTAAGACTATAGGGGCACTAAAGAAGAATGTCATAGGACCTATGCAGCAGATACTTACTTCTTGGGGGCTAAGATATACTTACAACAGGTCAGAGAATTACATTGTTATTGGTGACAATACTTATTATATGTATGATGCTAATAATGAAAAATCCCAGGACAGACTTCAAGGTTTGACAGCTGCAGGCGCTTTTGCTGATGAAGTAGCTTTATTTCCTCAAAACTTTGTTGACCAGATGATTGGAAGATGTTCAGTTGATGGTGCAAAAATATTTATGAACTGCAACCCTGGATCTCCTTATCATTTTGCTAAGACTGAATTCATAGATAAAGCTAAAGAAAAGAATATATTCTATATGCATTTTACCATGGACGATAACTTGAGCCTTTCAGAGAAGGTCAAAGAGAGATTCAGGAGAATGTTCACCGGAGTATTCTTTAAGCGTTATATATTAGGCTTATGGGTGCAGGCAGAGGGATTAATTTATGATATGTTTGATGAGGTTAAGCATAAAGTACAAACAATAGTTAGAGATTACAAGGAATACTATATCAGCTGTGACTATGGTACCCAAAATGCTACAGTATTTCTACTGTGGGGTAAGTATTTGGATAAATGGTATCTTGTGAAAGAATATTACTATTCAGGGCGAGACAATGGGAAACAGAAGGCAGATGATGAATATTATGATGATCTTGTTGAATTTGCAGGAGACAGAAAAATAAAAGCTGTGATAATAGATCCTAGTGCTGCAAGCTTCATAGCCTTTATTAGAAAAAAAGGTAAATTTACAGTAAGAAAAGCCAAGAATGATGTATTGGAAGGAATAAGGAATGTATCAAGTGCATTGAATGAAGGCATGATCCTATTTAATGACTGCTGTATAAATACTTTCAAGGAGTTTTTCTCTTATATTTGGGATGAAAAGGCAATTGAAAGAGGAGAGGACAAACCACTGAAAGTGATGGATCATTCTATGGATGCAGTTAGATATTTTGTAAATACAATATTATATAAAAGTGTTGATGGTAAATACGCAGACAGTGTTTATGAAAAAGGCAGAGGACTTAAAAGCAATATTTATCATAGAAGGAAGGGAGGTGCCGTATTCTAGTGAATATCAAACATCAGCTATTAAAACTTACAGATCCACAGCTCAAAGAGAGGAAACAGTGCAAAAATGATTATTTCTATTACAAGGGCAAATGCCAAGATGAACAGCTTGCAATAAGTGATCCTGATATTATAGGGCAATCCTGGACAATTAATGATAATTTGGATTATGTACCTGCTCAGGATATAAGAAATAAAGTGGGCCCACTGCTCCGAAAGCAGGCAAGATTTATGTTTAGCGTGCCTCCGGATATCCTATTCAAGCCCTATGATCTAAAAGATAAAGATGAATGTGAGGAATTAAGGCAGTTTATAGATAAAATTTTGACAGATAACAGCTTTTGGAGTGATACTCTAAAGGCTTTTTTAGACTGTACTGTCAGAAGAAGAGTGCTTCTAAGGATTGAAGCCAATCCAGAGCAGCCGATAAATATTTTTTACAACTCTATTAATGATTTTACTTATAGAACCACTGCACAAAATTATAAGAAACTTAAAGAAATTATTCTAATAGTTCAGGAACCGGATACAGCAGATTTAGAGCAGGATAAACAGATATGGTATAGACATACCTATACTCTGAATGGAGGTACCTGTGTCCATAATATAGAGATATTTTCAGGAGGGAACTTTGATACTCCTATATCCACAGAAACAGTGGATACAAAGTTGGATAAGCTTCCTGCATGGGTAGTATTGAATGATGCCATGCTTGGAGATATACATGGGCAAAGTGATGTAACAGGTCTTAGAGATGCGCAGAACAGTTATAACAGAAAAGTTTCAGATTATGCTGATGCATTGAGGTTCAATATGTTCGGAGAGCGTGTAATCATAGATGCTGATGAAAGCAGTGTGAACAACTGCAAGATTGCACCGGGTGCAATAATACCATTGAAAAGTATAGATGATCATACAGCAGATGCCAAAAGGCTTGAAAGTTCATTTACCTCGGCAGAACCTGCAGAAAAGTTTCTTGATAGGGCTGAAAAAGATATGTATGAGATGCTGGATATGCCAAGGCAGGAAGAACTGAAAAATGTTCCATCAGCCAAAGCTTTGAAGTACTTGTATAATGACTTGATAGCCAGGTGCAATGAAAAATGGAATACATGGGAGCCAATTATAAAAGATTTGATAAGGCTTATTATTGAGTGCTGTAGTAAGTTTAATTGTTATAAGGACTGGAACCATGAATGGGATGACTTGGAATTTAACATTGTATTCAATCATAATTTCCCCATACCTGAAGATATAGACGATAAAAAGACATTGGCCATGCAAGAAGTTCAGAGTAATGTAAGGAGTCACAAGTCCTATATCAAAGATTTCTCTAATACAGAGGATGTTGATGGGGAGATGGATGAAATAATCAAGGATATAGCGGATATAACAGCGGCAGAAAATGAACAAATAGTTCCAAACACTGACAATATTCCTTAAAATATGGTACAATATGCATAAATAGTATCATCTTGATAGGGAGAGATTCTTATGATTGAGTGGATATATTATGTTGTAGGACTCATATTTCTGGTATTGTTTATATTATCTATTATGACTAAACCAATACTTTTTAGGGAGAAGTGGCAAGCAGGATTAGGATATGGAGTATATGCCGTTTTGTATTTAGGGTTATTTTTTCTAATGTTCTTTGGAGAATACAATGTAACAGCGAATAATGTAAACACTGCTAAAGCTAAAACATCCAATGTAGCTGTAGATGGTCCAGTGATAGCACTTGAACCTAGGAGCATAGAAAAAGATACCTCTACGCCAGATACAAATACTACAAGTACCGCAAATAGTGGAAATCAATATGTAGATTCAAATGGAAGAGGAACAATTATAGGTGACACTGATAGTAAGATATATCACTTGCCTGGAGATCCATATTATGAAAAAGAGATGCAAAAAACCAGCAATAATGCTTATTTTAAGACGGCTGTGGAGGCGGAATCAGCAGGGTACAGAGCAATAAAACAGTAATTTTTTATAGCACATTAAGTGCTATTTTTTTATGCTTAAAATTTGGAACGGTGGTACTATGAATGAATATGAAAAATTAATTGAGAATTCCAGAAAGAAACAATCCAAATTGAACTTGGAACAATACAAGCAGATAAGAGATTTATACAAAGATGTTGCTAAAAGTCTGCAGGTAAAAGCTAATAAAGCAAAAAAAGGCAGTCTTACAGAAAGATGGGCCAAAGATTATAAAAAGGCTGTAAAGTCACAGATTAAGCAAATGAATGCAGTGCTTAAAAATATTGTATCTGATAACATAGAAAAGAGCGCTGAAAATGCTGCAGATATACAGCTGAATTTCTTTGAACAGATCAATGCAGAAAATGGTCTAGGAATGAGTGAATCTTTTAAAAATATGTTTTCTAGTGTCCCTAATGATGTACTGAAGGATCTTGTATCAGGAGACTTTTATAAAGATGGCAGAGGGCTTTCTCAAAGGTTATGGTTCAATGGCAATAAGGTAAATGGAGACATAGACAGGATAATTCAAAAGGGTATAGCAGAAAAGAAAAGTGCCTATGAATTGGCTCAAGATCTTCAAGCATATGTAAATCCAGATGCTAAAAAGGATTGGGACTGGAAAAAAGTTTATCCTAATGTGGCTAAAACAATAGATTATAATGCGCAGAGGCTGGCAAGAACATCTATAAGCCATGCATATACTTTATCAATGCTTAAGAGTTGTGAGAAGAATCCTTTTGTTAGCAAAGTAAGATGGCATAGTGTTTTTGCATCAGGAAGAACATGTCCTTTATGTAAAGAAAGAGATAGAATAGGAATATATAAACTTAAGGATTGCCCAATGGATCATCCTAATGGATTATGTTGGCAAGAACCAATTTTAGATTATAGTTTAGAAAATATAGGTTCAAGGCTTAATAGTTGGGTAAAAGGTGGCAATGATCCAGCGCTGGATTCCTGGTATGATAAATATGGCAATTATTTCAGTGGAGAGAGTAAAATAGGTATTAAAAGTACAGCAAATAATGGTATAAAAACAATAGAAGATGCGAAGAAAGCACTTATAAATGAAGTAGGCTTTACAGAGGTTGAAGATAGTTTTATGGAAAATGTCGACCCAGAATTAATAATAAACAATACAAGACAATTAGAAAAATTAGAGAATAAATATGGTGTAATTCATGATTCTGTAAATACTACTATATGCTCATCAAGCAGAGGTGGCAATGCAATTGCTTATGTAGCAAA